TGGACATCTGCCACTGACAACCCAACTAACGCAGCATTAGCTAACGATAACAACTGGGGAATCACATACGATGCTGACTTAATTCCTATAGTCGAGCTTATCGTCAACTCACCACTTGATACAGGTACTAATCCTTAGTACTATTTAATTGGTGGTCAATAAACCTCATCAATTATTGGTGGGGTTTTTTCTTTACGCTACAATAAAACTAAATTACTTTATTAATCGTGGCAGCTACTATAGACGCAACAATAAAAGGAGAAAATGCTAATAGTTATGTCACATTGACAGAAGCTAATGATTATTTTGATACCTCTCCAGATTCTTCTACTTGGACAAATAAAACAGATGACCAAAAGAAAAGATCTTTAATATCTGCTGCTAGATGGATTGATACTTTAGTTTTTTATGGAGATAGATGTGATGATGGACAGGCACTAAAGTTTCCAAGAAATAATTATCAGGTAGATGGTGTTGAATTAGCTTGTTCTAAAATTCCTAATGGTATCAAATATGCACAATATGAATTAGCTAGAGCTTTGGCAAATGATACTGATGCCATTACTGGTACAACTGGTAAAGATGGAAACTTTTCTGAAGTTCAGTTAGGTGACATTCAAGTTAAATATAATACTGATAGTCAGGGAACTGGATCTATAAATAATATTTTAGATGTTTATCCTTGGTTACAAAGTTATCTTGGAGCATATATGCTAGGTGGAGCAGGTAGTTTTCAAATGAGGGTGGTTAGAGGATAATGGCAGGACAGTTAGACTCAGCATTTAAACAGATTGCAAAACAGATTGTTTCTGATTTAGGTTCTTCCTTTGATTCTTCTATTGTTTATACAAAAAAAGCATCTGGTAGTTACAACACAAGTACAGGAGCATTCACTACAACTGATACGACTTATAGTATTAAAGCACCAGTAGAATTTGTAAGATCTGAAGAAGAAGCTGGTCAGGAAATGAGAGAAGCAAAAATTTATATAACACCTGATCTTATTGGAGATAATCAACCTGATTTAGATGATGAAGTTACATTAACTTATGCTGGATCTACAAGAGTTGCACAAATAACAAGTATTGATACAAAACAAGGTGGACAAACTTATCTATTTACTTTATTAGTGAGGTTCTAATGGTCAGAGATTTTAAAAATGCTAAATCTGATACAGATGCTCAACTAAATGAAGCATTTAATTCAATGATTGCAGATATTCTGGCTGATCTTGCAAGTGAAGCTAATAGTCCAGTATATACAGGATTTTTGGCGTCAAGTTGGAGAGCACAAAAAAGTCAGGTAAAACAAATAGACAGAAGAGAGGAGCATGAACCTTGGGCGTCTATAAAAAGAGAACATGATTTACCAAAAGGTGGTGAAGGATGGAAACCAGCAGGATCAAAACCATCCAATCCAGTTATAGAACCTAGATTTTCTCCTCCCACTTTTGATTACAAAAAAGGATGTTTTATTGGCAATCAAGCTGAGTATTCAAGTTATGTTATTGAAGATCCAAGAATAGCAAAATATGTGAAAAATGATGTAAAGAATACCATAAATCAAAACTTCAAAGAGAAAAAACGTGGTGCTATTAAAATTGGTGATACTCAGAAAAAAGTCTACTTTGGTAAAGGTAGTAAAAAAGGTAGGAAATATACTGGTACTTCTGAGTTCTAATTATGACTTTAGTTAACACAAGAGCAGCTTTTGAAAAGGCAGTAACAGACGCAGTTGCAGCAGTAGATAATACTGTTTTGATGGTTTATGACAACGTCAATTACACAACACCTGGTAAAACTAAAAAATATATAATTATGACAGTTGATTTTGGTCAATCAACTTTACAAAATCAAGGAGCAGCTTCTGATTATTATGCTGGAGTCATTCAATGTAATGTTTATTGTCCTAAAGATAGGGGAACTTCAGTTTTGTCAGCAATAGGCGAAGCTGTGATTGATGGATTAACTTCTGTTAATGCTTCTAACTACACTGATACTTTTAGTTGTAAACCTAGAGTTTTAGATATTACTGGTCCAACTCCCTTGAATATCGAGGATAGAAGTCATTTTGTAGGTGTAATATCTTGCCAATTTACCGCTAACGCTTAATATAGTAAAGTAATATAATTTTGATATGACAAGAGCAGTAGACCTACTCAAAAACAGGTTTGGAGTTTCACAACTTTACAAGCACGATATTAAACAGGATGATGAAATTATTCTTACTGTTTACTGGCATCCTTTGACCATTGCTGAAAGAGAAGCAATACAAAAGAAAACTACTACTGATGATACAAATGATTATGCTTTACAAATGATGATTGAGAAATCATTAGATATAGATGGCAAGCGTATTTTTCAAGATGGAGATAAGGCTTCATTAAGAAGAGAAATAGAGGCATCTGTTCTTGAAGAGATTCAATTAGCAATGATAAGTGCTGGTGCTGATCGGGAGGTAAAACAGGCTAAAGCCGATTTGAAAAGCTAATGGTGATTGGAGATTTATATTTGCTTTAGCTAAACAGTTACATAAAACTGTAGCCGAGTTATGTGAAACTTTAACTGTCGAAGAAATGATAGCTTGGGCTGCGTATGCAGAAATAGAAAATGAAGAATATGAAAAACGACAAGAACAAGCACAGAGAGTTAGTGCTTTAAAAGGCAAAAGAAGGTAAGATAGGTTTATTATTTAATTTTTATAGCAAGTGGCTAATTACGGAATAAATATTGATGTAAAGATAAAGGCAGGACAGTTAACCAACTTCAATAAACTTTTAGATAAAACTAATGACAGAATAAATGCAGCAAATAAAAACATACAAAGGTTTGCTTCATTAAGTCCAAACCATATTCGACCTGTAAGTGAAAGTTTTAATAATTTAACCATGATGGTTAATAAAGCCAATGCAGCTTTTAATAAATCTACTTTAGGCACTCCACAAGCAGCAGACGCAGCTAGAAATCTTATAAGAGCAAATGAACAATTAAATATTGGATTAGAAAAAAGAGCAAAACTTTTAGAAAAAGTAACTTTTGAAATGAAAATGCAAAAGTTAGCAGAAAGAGGTATAAGACCTGCAACAATGTTTTCTGGTCCTATTGGTCCAGGTCAGGCTACTTCAGCATTCAGAGGTAAAGTAGAAGCAAATGTAGCAAGATCACGGGAAATTAGAGAAATAGCTGCTGCTGGATCTAATCGTGCTGGTTTAGGTGGTGGATTTAAAGAATTCAATAAAAACGTAAAGAAAATACAGGCAGATACAAAAAAAATGAGAGGTACTTTAGCTCAACTGTCTGCTAGTCAATTTGCAACTACTGCACCTTTTGGTGTGCGTGGTGGAAATATTGGTCCTGCTTTACCTCCTCCTGCTGGCATTTTTAGCAGATTAGGTTTTGGTGCGAGAGCAAATCCTAGAGGTCCTTTTGCAATGCAAGGTGGAGCTTCAGCCCGTTTAAAAGGTGGTATTGGTAGTGCATTGATTGGTGGAGGTTTTCCTGCTTTATTTGGTGCTGGTGGTATAAGTTCTGCATTTGGTGCTGTTGCTGGTGGTGCTGGAGGAGCACTTGCACCTGGAGGTGGTTTTGCTGCTTCTATTTTTGCTACAGCTATTGCTGCTCAAATAGAAAAAGCCATAGCTTTTAATAAAGCTGTAGATAAATTAAATGTTTCAATAGCAGCTACAGGTGGAACTTCGTTGTTCTCTTCAAAACAAGTAGCTGAGTTTGCTAAGTCTTTAGGCATGACTAAAGAAGAGGCACTTGAAGCATTAAAAGCATTTAAACAGTTTGAAGCATCGGCAAGAATTGCATTAACTCAAACATTTGGATCAGAGGGAGTTTTTGATATTTTTGCAGGGTTGAAAGATAATGCTTCACTTATTAGTGCATTGCCTGGATTATCAAAAGAACTTAGTTTAACTCAAGCACAAAGAGCATTAGATATTCTTAAAACACAAGGAGCTACTGCTGCTGAAGATAAATTATTAGAAGGAATTGTTAATAAAAATAAAACAATTATTAAACAAGAAGCTATAAAACTAAACTTTTTTCAAAGGCAACTAAGTAAATTAAATCCATTTAGAGGTAAAGGATTATCTGCTATTACAAGTGGCTCTCTTACTATGGATGAAGCTGCTGAAAAACGAGGAACCGAAGCTGAAAAAGATTTTCAGACTAAAGTTGCTGAAGCTCAAACATTACTTAACCTTCAACGAGATTTTAATAAAGAATTAGAAAGGCAAACAATTATTAAAGCTCCTGTTGATGAATTAAATAGATTATTAGATCCCTTAATTCAAATTGATGCTTTAGGAAAAAGTATTGGTGATAGTTTTTCTGAATCTTTTAAAGGTATTGTTAAAGGTTCAATGACAGCACAAGAAGCATTAAGAAATATGTTTATGCGTACAGCAGATCATTTTTTAGACATGGCTGCTCAAATGTTAGCTGCACAAATAAGATCAGGTATTTTTGGTATGTTTAGCGGTATGTTAAGCGGTGGTGGTGGTGGTTTTAAAGCTCCTCCACCTATGAAGCCTGGATTTAAGGGTACTGGTATTCCATCAGTTTTACCCAAAGGTTCTTTTAATATCACACCAAAAGCAGAAGGAGGATCAGTAAAAGGAGGAAGAAGCTATCTTGTTGGAGAACGTGGACCTGAGATGTTTACTCCAGGTGTATCAGGAATGATTACACCAAATCATGCTCTTGGTGGTGGAACAAATGTAGTAGTAAATGTAGATGCTTCTGGTTCTTCTGTCGAAGGAGATGAAGAAGATGGAAGAGCTTTAGGCTCTCTAATAGCTGTAGCTGTGCAGGGTGAAATTTTAAAACAACAACGCCCTGGTGGTTTACTTTCTAATACAAGATAAATGGCAACTTTTCCTTCAATTGCTCCTGTTTATGGAACAAGAAAAACAAATCGACCAAATATACGAGTAACACAATTTGGTGATGGGTATCAGCAGCGTATTCAGTTTGGTCTAAATCAAAATCCAAAGGCTTTTAACCTAACTTTTAATGTAAGTGAAACTGAGTCAGATACAATAGAAACTTTTCTTGATGCAAGGGCAGAAGATCAGGATAGTTTTACTTTCACACCACCAGGGGAATCATCTTCAAGTAAATTTATTTGTATATCTTGGACAAAATCTATGCCATATAATAATAGAGCTATAATTAATGCAACATTTGAAGAGGTTTTTGAACCGTAATGGCAGTACCCGTTTCTGAATTACAATCAATAAACCCTGGTGCAATCATTGAATTGTTTACCTTAACATTAGATTCAACATTACATGGTGCTAGCACTGTTTATAGATTTCATAATGGTGCAAACCAAAACTCAAATGGTGAAGTAGTTTGGGCAGGTAATACTTATCAAAGGTTTCCGATAAAATGTGAAGGTTTTACTTTTAACGGTACAGGAACGCTACCTAGACCTACAGTTACAATAAGTAATATTTTAGGAACAATAAGTGCAATTTTAGTTGATGTAAACCAGACAACAGTAGGTAACGATTTGACAGGGGCTAAACTTGTAAGAATTAGAACTCTTGGTAGGTTTCTTGATGCTGTAAATTTTGCAAGCGGTTCCAATCCAACAGCAGATCCAACAGCAGAGTTTCCTCAAGAAATTTATTTTTTAGATAGAAAAGTTTCAGAAAATAGAGATGTTGTTCAATTTGAGGCAATCTCGGCACTTGATCTTGTAAATGTAAAACTACCAAAAAGAATTGCAACAAGAGAATTTTTCCCAGGTCTCGGTACTTTTAAATAATGAGTTGGAAACTAGAGGCAATAAAACACGCAAAAAAAGATACACCACATGAGGCTTGTGGTTTAGTTGGTGTTTATAAGGGTAAAGAAAAATATTATCCCTGTATAAATCTTGCTGAAGATTTAGAAGATCAGTTTATTATTGATCCTGACAGTTGGGCAAACGCAGAAGATGAAGCAGAAATAATAGCTGTATTTCATTCTCATCCAAATTATCCCCCTACTGCTAGTGATGCAGATTTAGCTAGTTGTGAATATTTAGACTTACCTTTTTATATTGCTACACCAGAAACAGATCAATGGTCATATTATGAGCCATCAGGTTATAAAAAAGGATTAATTGGTAGGGAGTGGGTATGGGGAGTACAAGATTGTTGGAGTCTAATACATGATTGGTACGCAGAAAAGAAAAACATAAAATTAAAACATTGGGATAGGCCAAAAAGTCCTAAAGAATTTAGCGAAAACCCATTATTTGAATTTGGTTTGCCATTAACAGGTTTTGATGAATTGGAAAATACGGTAGATTTAGAAGAAGGCGATGTTTTGCTTATGGACACAACAAAAACAGGTAAGTTGAATCATGTTGCTTTATATTTAGGAAATCAAACTATTTTTCAGCATTGTGTGAAAAGACTTAGTTGTAGAGAAATATATGATCAAGAACATATAAACTGTACTAAGAAGAGGTATAGGTATGCTAAGTAAAATAACAGTTTATGGAAGGTTGGCTCGTTTTATAGGACAGCGTACTTTTGAGGCCGAGATAAATTCATCGATAGACGCTATTAAGTTTTTATTAGCAAATTTTCCTAAATTACAATCACACATGATAGATCAAAATTATTGTGTAAAAGTTGGAAATTATGAAATAAATGATAAAGAATTAGATATGCCGATTGGTCAGCAACAAATAAAAATAATACCAGTAGTCACAGGTGCAAAAGACCCCCTTACTAGGTTTATAACAGGAGCAGTAATAGTTGGTGCTGTTATAGTAACAGGTGGTGCTGCTGGAGTAGGGCTTGGTGCAACTGGTTTTGGTCTTACTACTGCAACTACCGCTACTTTTGCAACAACAGCATTAACTGTTGCAGGTAATATTGGTTTATATATGGTTTTATCTGGTGCTGCTGAAATGCTTACGCCAGTACCAAAACCACCTGCTGTTTCTGACGATCCACAACAATCTGTAAACTTTTCATTCAATGGGGTGCAAAATACGGGTAGGGCAGGTGTACCTATACCTGTGATTTATGGTGAAATATTTACTGGTTCGCTTGTTGTCTCAGCAGGTATTGATACTGTTCAACTAGAGGGGTAAAGCATTATGTTTGGAAGAATGAAGCCAACAGGTGATCTAGCTGCTGTTAGAGATTCTGAATTAGGCGTTTTATTTCCACACTTACAAACTTTACCACTAGATGCTTTAACAAGTAAGCAGTTTGTCACGATTGTGGATGTGCTTGCTGAAGGTGAAATAGAAGGCTTTCCATCTGCTGCTGGATTTACACAAGGAACAGATGCGTACAAGTTTGCAGCTTTAAAAGATGTTTTTTTAGGAAAAACTCCAATATTAAAAGCAAATGCAGACCCAAATAATGTACAAGATTCTGATTTTAATTTTCAGAATATAGGATTCTCACTGAGATTCGGTACTGCAAATCAAACTTTTATAAAAGGTATATCAGACATTGAGACAGAAACGGGTGTGAATGTAAAAGTTGTAAAAGATACTCCTGTAACTAGAACAATTACTAATAGTAATATTGATGCAATTAGAGTTACATTACGATTTACGGCATTAACAGAGGTAAATGATGAAGGACAGACTTTAGGAAGAACGGTAGATTTAACGATAAAAATTACAGATAATAATGGAACTGTTACAACTCCGATTACAGATAGAGTGCATGGTAGAAGTTTTAATGCTTACAGTAGAGACTATAGGATTAATATTGCGTCAGGAACCGCATTTCCAATAACTGTTACGGTAACAAGAGTTAGTGATGATACAAGCTCTAACCGTATAAGAGATGATTTCTTCTTCACATCTTTTACAGAGATAATAGATGAACAACGTGCATATCCAAATATTGCTCATGTAGCATTACGGTTTGACTCAGAATCTTTCCCAAGTATTCCTGCGAGGATGTTCAAGATTCGTGGAACCAAGATAAAAATACCTCATAATGGTACAGTAGATTCCACAACAGGGCGTATAACATATTCGGGTACTTTCAATGGAACACTTACCACTACAACACATTGGACAAGCGACCCTGCTTGGATTTTATTTGATTTACTCACAAATACTAGATATGGACTTGGGGATCATATAACAGAAAGTCAACTTGATAAATTTGGATTTTATAGTGCCTCTGTTTATTGTTCTGAATTAGTTGACGATGGCAACGGTGGACAAGAACCACGTTTCTCATGTAATACAGTTTTGCAAAAAAGGGAAGACGCATACGCAACTGTTAACGCTTTAAGTTCTGTTATGCGTGGCATGACTTTTTGGAGTGCAGGTTCACTATCTTTATCTATTGATCAACCAACTGACCCTAGTTATTTATTTAACTTATCAAATGTAGATCAGGCAGGTTTTTCATATCAGGGTACAAGTTTAAAAACAAGATCTACAGTGGTTTCTGTGTCATATTTTGATATGGAAAATCAAGTTTTAGATTATGAAACTGTAGAAGATACTACTGCTGTTACTAAATATGGAAGGATAGAAAAAAAGATTACTGGTTTTGGTTGCACTTCAAGAAATCAAGCAAGAAGAATAGGAAGATTTATTCTATTTGAGGAGCAAAATTCTACGGAAACAGTTAGTTTTGTCACTGGACTTACTGAGGGAGTAGTAGTAAGACCTGGGCAGGTTATTGAAATAAGTGACCCTCTTAGAGCAGGTAAAAGGAGAGGTGGAAGAATAAATGCTGCAACAACAACTGCAATTACAGTGGATGATACAGCATCAACAGATCTTGATGCGACAAATAATCCAACATTATCTGTAGTTTTATCAGATGGTAGTGTTGAAACTAAATCAGTATCAGGAATATCGGGAGCAGTCATTACTGTTTCTTCTGCTTTTTCATCTGCTCCTAATGCTAATAGTGTTTGGATTTTACAAAATGACACTCTTCAGACTTCTACATGGAGGGTTGTTAGTGTAAGTGAAAATGAAGGTCAATATGCAATAGTAGGAACTTCTTATAATTCAGGAAAATTTGCATTTATAGAGGATGGTACAGCTTTACCTGAAAGAAATGTTACAACTTTAATAGATTTATTAGACGCACCAAGTAATTTAGCAGCACAAGAGGAATTTTATGTTGAAGAAAATAAAGCAAAAAATAAAATATTGGTAACATATGAATCTGTTTTAGGTGCTTCTGCTTATCAGATTGATTATAGAAAAGATGGTGAGAACTATACAACAGTAACTACAAGGAGCAATGATTTTACAATCTTCGATGCGGATGCAGGTGTTTATGATATAAGAGTCTCTACGAAAAACGCACTTCTCGCAGTTTCACCAGAACCTACTGTTATACAATTTACAACTATTGGAAAAACTGCAATACCAGCAGATGTACAAAACTTAAAAATAGAACCCCTATCAGATCAGTTTGTACGACTACGTTTTGACCAATCAACAGATGTAGATGTGGTACATGGGGGAAATGTGGTTGTCAGAAGCTCTAACCTTACAACAGGTGCAACTTTTACAAATGCAGTTGAATTAATACCAGAATTACCAGGTAACGTGAGTGAGTCGATTGTACCGAATATTGTAAATGGTACTTATATTCTACGATTTAAAGATGATGGAGGCCGTATAAGTTCGGGAGATGCAAAAGTTGTACTTGTCTCAACAACACCTAATACTTTACCTAAACTTACTGTACTTACAGATAGAGAAGATTTAGACAGTCCACCATTTCAAGGCACTAAAGTAGGTACTCATTTTAACTCATCTTTAGATGGTTTGATTTTAGGAGATGCGGTATTATTAGATTCAATTACTGATTTTGATCAAATATCAGATTTTGATGATTTAGGAATTATATCTGCTACAACTGGCAGTTACACTTTTGCTAATACCCTTGATCTAGGTGGAAAACAACCTCTAAAACTAATCAGACATTTTGTTACTCAAGGTTTTTACCCTAATGACTTTTTTGATGATAGAACAGCCTTATTGGATACCTGGACAGACTTTGATGGTGCGACTGCTGTTGATGTGAACTCAAAATTATTAGTTGCTACTACTGATAGTGACCCAGATACCTCTACTGCTGCCACTTACGCAATATCTGGAAACACTATTACAATAACAAAAACTTCCCATGGCTATTCTGTTGGTAGTTTTGTAAATGTTGATTTTACATCTGGAACAGGAGTTGATGGGGATTATGAAATACAAACAGTTCCAAGTGCAAATACGTTTACTTTAACTTCTGCAACTTCTTTAACAACTAGCGGTAATTGCAATTTTAGTGCAGAATTTTCTGACTTTAATCCGTTTGTTAATGGAATTTATGTTGCTAGAGGGTTTAAATTTAAAGCAGAATTATCTACAAATGACCCTGGTCAATCAATAGAGTTAGATCAGTTGGGTTATACAGCAGAATTAGAAAGTAGAACAGAAACAAGTCTTGGTAATGCAGGAGCAACAAATGGTTTGATAGCATCAGGCACTTCTACAAAGTCAGTGACTTTTAGTAATAGTTTCTTTACAGGTCAATCTGGTACTAGCATTTCAGCAAATTCTGTCTTACCATCAATCGGAATTACTATAGAGAACGCACAGTCAGGTGATTTCTTCACATTGTCATCTATTAGTTCAACAGGTTTTGATATAGATATAAAAAATGGATCAAGTCATGTTGATAGAAATTTCAAATATGCGGCAACAGGTTTTGGGCGTGGAACTTAAGTTTAAAATAGGATATACTTAAGTAAAAATTGGATTAGGTAATGGCTACTCACGATTATGTAATAGATAATGCTACAGGAGCAAACGTCAGAGCAGATATTAATAATGTATTACAAGCAATATTAACAAATAACAGTAGTTCTTCGGCTCCTTCTACCACAGCAGCATATATGTGGTGGGCGGATACTACAAACGGAGTCCTAAAAATAAGAAATTCAAGTAACAATGATTGGGTAGAGCTTTTACAACTTGATGGTACGTTAACTCTTGAGGATGGCACAAACTCCGCACCAGCACTTGCTTTTAGAGATGATCTTGATACTGGTATATTTTCAAGTGCAGCTAATAATTTAGATATAACTACTGGTGGAACTTCAAGGGTCAATGTAAGTTCAACGGGGATAAATGTTACTGGAACAGTTATTGATGATGGAGCAACCCATGATGGCGATGTAACATTTACAGGGTCAAGTGCTAATGCAACTTTTGATAAATCGGCAAATAGTCTAATTTTTAATGATAATGCAAAGGCCGTTTTTGGAACAAGTGGTGACGGACTAGAGATATTTCATGGGGAAAATACATCAAGAATAAAAGAAGTAGGTACAGGTGATTTAACTTTTCAAGCTAGTCATTATGATTTTTTAAATGCGGGAGGTACTGAATATATTGCACGACTTTTTAACGATGCTGCGGTAGAGCTATATTATGACTCAGTGAAGGCTTTTGAAACTACAAGTTCGGGCACACTTACAACTGGAGTTTTAGCAGTAAATGATGCAACATCAGCTACTGGTGGCAACAGAATTGCAGTTGGTACTTCTCAAGACTTAAAAATATATCATATTGCTGGTAATGACTCTTATATTAGAAATGCCACTGGTGATACCTTTTTACAGGGTAATAATAGCGGTACTGTTGTTAATAATATTAAATTTGAAAATAGTGATGGATCTACAGAGCTTTTTTTTAATGGTTCTAAGAAGCTCGCAACACTTACCGATGGGGTGGATATAACGGGAACGTTAAAAGTAAATGGTTCTGCTTTTACCTCAGGTGGTAAAGTTTTACAAGTTGTTCCAAAAGAAGATTCTACTACCTATTCAACAACATCTCAGTCGTACCAACAAGCAACGCAAAGTAACACTATTTCGCTCAATAATAGTTCAAATAAAGTATTAGTTATAGTAAATTTTATGGCTTATGCTGACTCTCGATCTAGTGGTCATTTAAGTGTTGCTGCTGCTTTATTCAGAGGGAGTGTTTCATCAGGAACACAGATAACCTCGGGATCACAACCTATGCAATTTAGAAGTTCGGGGATTTCAACAGAATATTATGTTGGATTCTGCACATTAATGTTTCTTGATACGCCCGGCGGAAACACAACTTATTCTCTAGGATTTAAACAGAATAACAGTTCGGGTTCCGAAGCCAACATATTCGGGTCGCAACAGCAAACAGTTATGATTCTACAGGAGATTGAACAATGACTTTAGATTATGATGCAATAAGAAAAGCCTATCCAGATGCTGTAACCATCCATGATACAGCAGGGTCATTTAAGGCATTTAAAGAGGATGGCACTCAAATAACTCTTGTTCAGTCTGATATTGACGCTGCAAAGGTTACTTTAGAGGCAGAAGCATCAGCAACCTTATACCAACGTCAAAGAACTGGCGAAGCTGGTACAACAGACACAATTTATCCTGATCTAGGCGAACAATTTGATTTACTATTTAAAGACATTGCTGCGGGTACTTTAACAACCTCTGGCAATCTTTACACTGCACTAAAAGCCGTAAAAGACAAATATCCAAAACCAAGTTAAAATTTATTTAAATTTAAATTTTTTATGGCAATTTCGTATACTTGGGAAATTAACAGTACGCAATGTAAAAGGGATATTGCGGATGGTTACTTTACCAATGTTGTCTATCGTGTAAAAGGCATGGATGATTCAGAAGAAAAAGCAAGACGTACAGGTGAAATTGTTTTTACAAAGCCTGAATCGTTACCCTCTGATTTTATAGCTTTTAATACATCTAAAAAGACCCCAGATGAAGCAACAATGCTAACGTGGGTTAAAGATTCTTTAGGCACAACAGAAGTTACAGCTATCGAAGCATCTTTAAAATCAGAAATTGATTTAATTAACACACCAGTACAAACAACAGGAGTCGCATTTTAATTATGGCTAAAACTAACAAAGAACTAGAACAAGAAATGCAGTTAATGGTAAAAAATATTGACAAAGCAAAAAAACTTCATGAACAATCGTTGACCCGATTAATACAAATACAGGCAATTTTGCAAGATCGTGCAAGTCAGGATGAAGAGAAAAAAATTGAGGTTGAAGCTGCCGACTAATTAACTTTTTCTTGCATTTGCCTTGTTATTATCCCCATAGTGACGTAGAGAGGGGATAGGGCTACAATAAGCAGTAATACGACTACAGACATTAATGCTGTGGCTCGTGCTATCTGTTCTTTTATCATGTTTCAAAAAATAGCGAATATTCTTTCTATAGTTTCCTTTGTATTGGTGTCATCTGTCATCGGTGGAGGGTACTTTGGTTATAAATATGTAACATCAGAACAATTCCAGAACAAAATGATGAACAAAGTTCTTGGAGGAGTTAGTGGCATGATGCCTAAAGTATTAGAGAAGGGATTACCTGATATCACTGGTCCATCTTTACCATTACCACCCAAAACTGGTGAATCACAAATATGAAATGTTATTGGTGTGATACAGAGTTGATAATAGGTGGTGACATTGATATAGATGAATCTATGCAAACTTATCCTGAGTTTTCGGTTATGACTAATTTATCTTGTCCGAAATGCTTTGCAGAAGTAGAAGTATTGAAAAAAAGAGATGCTTTCGATTAATGATCTTTGGATTTATAAAAAAGCTAGTCAAATATTACATAGATAAATTAATACATTGGATGCGTATGACAAAGTTTAATTTAGAACTTGATAATGACATAAAAAAGTATCACGAAGAATTAGATAAAAAAGTAAAAAAACCAAAGATTATAAAAAAAGGTACTTTTGGAGAAGATGGTTGGTCTATTTCTATTGGAGATATAGAAGATGGAGATACCTGATATAAGTATTCCTGAGATATACGTTCCAGATGTACCAGAAATATACAGCCCACACTATATAACTATTACGCAACCACCTGAGATTGATGTTCCTGGTTGTACTTATCAACATCGTGATATAAAAAATACTGGTAATCGTAATTTATTATTGGAAGATCCAAATGGTGTATTTACAACGTGTGATTTTCCGTTTCCTAGCTTTGTACCTCTTGACTATACACCTGAGAATCTTGTCATTACAGAAGAAGCACCTATCAGTAATGAACCACCGCCCTTACCAGAAACAAAACAGCCAGATATTCCTCCACCACCAGACCCCCCACCAGATTTTCCTCCATGTCCTGGTAAAAATGACCAAAGAGTAGGTGATTTTCGTAACGATAAAAAGTTAGAACGTGTTATAGGTCATGAAAGAGGGCAAGATGGAAGTGAGTGCATAACTCTTTATGAAACAGTTGAGTGGAAAGAACAATACATTCCGTCTGCTCCTCAGTTTGTTGGGGTCTTTAGCCTTGCTTTGGTTGGTGCTTCTGCACCATTGGTACTTCAGCTTGTACGGCCAATAGTTAAGCAGGTAGTTACTAAAGTTACAAAGAAAAAAAAGAAAACCAGTTCTTAATCGTGGAACTGGCAAGCGATTGATTTGAGCAAAGTCGATCCGAGTCGTCTGACAAAGTAACAAATTGCGATAATTTGACAAGAAGTACGGGGAAGGAAGTCGATTTAAAACGATGGGCAGTAAGACAAGTTGAATCGACAAGAGCTATTTTGAGTCTAAATCACCTCGCAGACGATTAAATCCTAGAGGTGTTAAAAAGGTTTGACGTAATACCTTAAACGATTGATTTGAGATGAGTCAAATTGAAGTTAATTGTGGTGAATGGTCCTGATGTGAGTTTTATAAAGTCGAGAAGAAGCGACAATCATTGGGGTGGGTCAAGGCAAGTTGCACAACACAAGAATTGAAGTCGAGCAGTAGTCACTTCGCAAACCTATTAAGTCATAGAAGTGTTAAGGACAGTTTTAATCGTAAACTGACAACGATTGAATTGACATAAGTCGAAAAGAAATGTAGCGAGTGGCAGTAATTTGAGTGGCATCAAGCTAAAAGGATGGGAATTGATATAAGCGGAATCACAACGAGGTGAGGGGAACTGTAGTCATCTTGTCAACCTATTAAGTATCAAAGATGTTAAGAAGAGTTTGTCGTAGCACTCATAACGTAAGAGTCGAGTCTAAAAGTAATGAAAAAAATCGAGCCAATTTGCCGTGAGCCACATCAAAGCGTGAAGAGTTGCGGTTAATCAACTTGATCCGAAAAGATGTGAGGCGAATTATCATCTTTCAAGGCTATTAACCCAGAAGGATGTTGAGGAAAGTTTATCGTAAGACTTACAACGATTGAAGTGAGTGACGTTGAATTACACCGAGGTAAAGAGAACTGGATGGGATAGAACGGATTTGAAGTAAATTGCTAGGAAGATTTCTTAAAGTCTGACTTTTCAATCAAGGACTTAGGTAATCTTTCTCCTTTTCTTTGCAGTTGCAAAGATTCTTTTCTAGCACCATCAGCAGCAGAAGCTATAAACGCATGATGAATTTGTTTAGTTTCTAAATCACGTTTCTTAGCTTGATCTAATTTAGAAGAATCTATGTGAGTGAATAGTCTACGAGTATGCCTACGATGTTTTTTGATACCAGCATTGGCTTGGGCTGCTGAATAGTCAACAGCCTCTTTATCAGTAAGGACTACCAAAGACCCTTTTACTTCTTTGAGCACGATTGGTCTGTTAATGCCTTCACGAAGTTTTTCGATGTTGCCTCTAACAGTAACCATGCTGAACTTATCCCACTCTTTATCTGGATAACAAGTGTTCCAGTAATCAAGGATATGTTCCTCTGGGATGACATCTCCTTTTTGAAGCGATCTCCAATCAATGCCATCTATTCTTGGATTTGGCATTATTCAGCCATCTCCACTAGTTCAGATGCAGAGAATCTACCGAATCTTGGCCTCCATGTACCTAATCCTTCAGCTTTACCAGCCATAGCAATGATTCTATTTAGTTGAGATACACTTAATATCTCATCATCAACCATTAACTCAAAAGTACATTTCCAATCTGGAAATAATAATCTCTGAACCCAAACACCTCGTGATGTAAATGCTGTATTAGAGAAGTAGCTTTGGTCTTTTGTGTACATTTCCAAAGCATCTTTTGATCCTTCATATTCGATTACTGGATCATTAGTAACAACAACAGAACGAAGAACGTCTTTACCTAACTTCCATTTGGTAGCTGCGTTTCTAAGACAACGCAAGAAGTTAGCACCTGGCATATATGGATCAGAGAATCCATCAAATTCGATAGAGTTTTTAGTTTCGTTAACTTTAACTTTACCTTCTTTTTTCCAAT